CCTGCCTTAAATGGTTTTAAACCTGATATATTTTTTGCCATAATTACACAGTTTGAACACAGTTTAACGTCCCTGACCTTTGTACGCTTTTGGTCTTTGACTATGTTTGTTATAACTCTTTTTAGCGTGTCCGCGCTTTCTTTTACCGAATGATACTTTGCGACTGTCTTGTTTAACCTTTGCCATTTAATAAGTTATTATGAATTTCCTTTAAATTTTTATAATGTGTCTTTGTGTCGCCCATAACAACGTGACAGTACCGGCATAAAGCTTGTAAATTGTCAATCGTATCTTCTTTTTTAGTTCCCCCCATTCCCCGTGCGTCTATGTGGTGTATGTCAACTGCTCTTTGTCCGCATACTTCGCAGGGAATAAAGTCTTCTAAACCGTAGCCAAAGTAATCAAGATAAATTTTAGTGTGCTTCTTCAAATTGGAAGGTTTTTATCCCTAATTCTTTTAATTGGTTTAAAACGTCCTTATTGTTGTCGTTGTGTTCTTTAATGTTTAAACTTTGAATCTTCTGAATCTTTGCTTTGTTTGAACCTGTTGCAAAAACCCTACTTAATGGAATGTTTAATTCTTTTGCCCTGTTAATCATTGGGTCTTTGTCGCCACGTGCTGAAATAATATAAACTGTTTTGCCAACTGCAATGTCGCGTTTAGCTTTTGCCATTCCTTTTGCCGTCGTTAATGTTTCGTCGTAATCATAGCTGACTTTCTGTGCAGCGTATGCGCCTGAAGCTAATATTGCCTGCCATACTTCAGTTGCTTTTTCCTGTGTATCGTATATACAAGAACCGTTGCCAATTCTGTATTTCCCGTTTGAACATTTAATTACCGGCATTGCCTATTAGTTTATTGTAAATAGCGAATCGGTGTTTATTTACTTCGTGTAAATTGAAGTTCTTATTGCAATACTCGTATAAAGCGTTTCCGTAGCTTTTACGGGCGTCTGCGTCGTTTACCAATAGTTTTATCCAATAGTACCAATCCTTTTGGCTATTGACGTGACAGGCGGGATAAAATCCTTTGTACGGGTGTACGTTACTGACAATGGCGGGATTCTTCTTTGATGCGGTTTCAAGTACCTTCAAATTAGACTTCATTGAATTAAACTTTGAATCAATTAAAGGTATTAATGAAATATCTGAATCGCAATAAGCCGCCATATATTCGGTAACTGCATTATAGTTATAAATCGTTGGGTTTAGTTTCAATCCGTTTGTAAATGCGCAAATCATTCCGTCCCAAATTGGCTTTTCGCCTTCATTAAATCCGGCAATTATTGTACGTACAGGAAAATTAATACGCTTCATTGGGTTACGTAATATTTCCAAGTCTTTGCCGTGCGTTCCCGAACCTGACCAAAATAAACGAACAAGGTCTGAATCCTTTTTGAAATCCTTAAACTGTTCTTCACCGAATGGTAAGGCGTTTGGCACAATTTCAATATTTGAATTGTATGGTTTTACTTCTTCAGCTAATCGTTCGTGCGTAACTGTGCAAAGGTCGGCAATACGTAGCCAACCAATAATTTGCTGACTAATGTTATTTAAAACATAACGTTCGTGCAATATGTGCGAAGGGTCTAAATACCAATAATCGTCGTTGTCAACAACTAATTTAAAACCAAACTTTGTGCGCCAAGCGTCCATTTGTTCGGGTGTTATATTTACAAGCATTCTATTCATAACGACAATATCGTAATTGCCTTCAAATGTTTCTTCGCTTAATGTATCGGTCATTAAACAATAATCTTTTTGCATATTGACTATTGGCATAATGATTCTGTGATAGCCAACGCCGCTATTGCTGCTTGTTATAGCTAATATTCTCATAAACTTATATAGTAATTTTTTGTACCTGATTGATAATCAGCAACATTCTGCGTATGTAATTGCCAAGTTTTTTGAACTGAATCTGCTTTATTATAACCGTAAGCGTCCAAACCATTTTGGTAAAAGTGTTTAGATTGTACAGAATTAACATATGTAGTTTGGAATCCTGCAACCCGAACACGTGTACAATAATCAAGGTCAATTGCACCGTAAGGGTCTAATTCCTGATTAAATGCACCAACTTTTAAAATTACTTCTTTACTTATTGTAAAATTGCCAATTAAATCTGAAGAATCGGTGTGACTTCCTTCTAATGGAATTGAGCAAATGCCAATTGTTTTATCTTGCATAAAATCATTTCTAATTTGCAACCAATTGTCGGGTTCTATAATATCATTTCCCATAATAGTAACATAATCAATAACATCAAAGTTTAATAGTCTTAAACATTTGTTTATTGCGTTTGCTATCCCTTCTTCATTCATAATAAATTTAACGTATTTAGTAGTTTCACCTGCTCTTTTTATATTGTCAGCAAGTGTTTCAACATTTACATTATTGTAATTCAAATAAATTATTGCATTCATTTTCTAATATTTTGTCCAAGTTTACGTGCAGGTACACCCGCGTATTTCATTTCGGGTTCTGATTCACCTTTGAAAAAAGCACTTGCGCCAATCATACAACCCTTTTTTATTATACTGAATTGATGCAATACTGCGTTCAATCCAATGTTTGAGCCTTCACCGATAATTGAATGACCCCCAATCTTTGCGCCGCAGCTTATTGTTACATTATTCATTATTCGGCAATCGTGACCGATATGCGCGTGTTTCATAATAAAACAACCGTCTTCAATAATCGTTGGCACTTCAGTTCCGGCGTCAATTGTAACCAATCCGGTAACAATGTTATTGTTGCCAATTATAACTTGACCCCTTTTTATTTGTCCTTTCTGAATGATTTTTAAAGTTCCGTAATCTTTTGTTTGTTCTTCATATTCCCAATATTTTTTGTGTTCTGCGGGGTCGCCAATAATACAAAAAGCGCCAATGTAGTTGTTGTCGCCTAAAATAACGTTGTCGCCAATTATGGCGGTTGGGTGTATAAAATTAGCCATTTGCTTTGGGTTTACGTCCGCGTTTTTTTATTTCTTTTTCAATTGCATTTACAACTGTTTCAAATTGTTCACGTATTGGTTTAGGTTCAACTTGTTTAGGTTGTGCCACGTACCAATTGTATAAACGCATAATCATATCAAACTTACAAGCGCCGCACCAAACAGACAATAAAAAATTAGGGTCTAAATATAAACGGTAAATGTGTTCGTACATTTGAAGTTCGGGTAAATCCAAATTTCGGATATATCCATTTTGCGCGCTTTCGTAATTGTTAATATTAGCGTCTAAAAAGTCGCGGTGTTCTTGTTTTATTTCCATAAATTCCATATTAATTTTGAAATAACAGGTACTAAAAATCCGGCAATAAATATGCACGAAGTAATATTTTGTATCAATTCAGGTGCGAAATAGTGTATTGGTGCAAGCCACGCAGCCAAGCAACTTCCGCAATTAAATGGCTTGAAATTCGCTTTCCATTTAAAGGGAAGGTTATGTATATCGTTAATAAATAGTGATGCACAGACTGCGGTTAAAATTGATAAAATCATTTGCGTATGTTTTGTTTCATTTGTTTTTTGGTTTTATTTATAGTTCTGACAATTGACATATATGGAATGCCTGTTTTTCTGCTTAGTTCTTTTGCATTCTTTTTAAAATCAATTGCATATAGTTTTAATATTTCCTTATTGTACCAATGTAAACCTTCCAAATTCTTTTCCAATTTATCAATCAAATCCGTTGGTTCGTCATTAATACGTTTAATTTCCCTGTTTAAATCAGACGCAACAAATTCAATATGGTTGCGGTAATTTTTATAAAATGTACTTCTGTCGCTTTTAATCATATTTAACATTGTTCGCACAATATAAAATCTTAATTCGTTTCGTTCGTACAGTCCAATTAACTTCTGTTCGTCCATTTCACAAAGAACTAAAAAAACTTCTGCCTTCAGGTCATACCGCAATTCTTCAGGTTGCATTTTGCCAAATGCTTCGTTGACTTCTTTTAAGTCCCAAAATTCAGCTAAAATTTTATTTTTGACCATTCAATTAAAGCAGGTTTGTTTTCTACTTCAGTACAAATATAGACAATCCCGCCACATTCAAAAATATCTTTTAATCGTTCCCTTTGTTCTTTGCTTAGTTTGTCGCCAATCTTTTTAACTTCAACCGCTACATAAACACCTTTTTCAGTATAACCTTGCAAGTCCGCCCAACCTTTTTGAACTGTACCTTTTCGTTTTGCAAATGGTATATTGTTAACCCTATTTAAACGCCAACCAATTAATTCAAGGTTTGTCTTCGCCCATTTTGTAAGGTCGTTTGCGGATATGTCCATTTAAAAAGCTTTTATTGTACCTTCTTTAATTTTGTTTTTATATATTTCAGTTTTTTCTTTACTGCATATTCTGCAATAACCATAATACCCGTCAAGGTTACGTCTGTCCTTCCTGAATTTGTCCCAATCCAAGTTCTTTTTGCACCTGTTGCACTTTTTCATAAAATTGTTTTGTAAATAATAACCTATTTTCTTTTGTTTTGACTTCAGGATAATTGGCATAAAAGTCAATAAAATTGTCTGTATAACAATATTTTAAAATACCGTAGTGCGTATATTTAATTTGATAAATTTTCAAAATATTTGACTAATGCTAATTTTTTACATTGTGATTCAATAAAGTCTTCGTTTTTAACCCTTTTGGTAAACTCTTTGGCTTCCAATGGATTCAACCGGTTAAGTCTGTATAAATTGTCTTCACGTACAACCTTAATCGTTTCCAATATCTGTTCGGGTGTAAATTTTAATTTACCCTGTCTTAAAAGGATTGAAAATACTTTGTCAGCATTAAAAACACGGTTAAAGTCTTGACGCTTACCTGTCAGCCAATCGTTTTTTGTAAATTCAACAATTTCTTCGTCTGTTAATTGTTTCACGGGTGTTTCAGGTGGCGGCGGTAAATTCTTGCGTATTTCGTTTGCTTTGGCTTTGTAGGCGTTCATTATTTGGGATATATACTTTGGTGAAAACTTTTCGTAGTGGTCTGTATTGCATTCAAAACGACCTTGAACTGCCATTTTAAAAGCTATTCGCATTTCCTGAACAGTAAAATATGGATATGTTGTACGAATATAGTCTTCAATAACTTCCAATTCCATTTTGTCCGGTAAACGGGTTAAACCTATTAATGTAAAAATATAGGCTAAATTTTCCCTTATAATTACAGGTGAAGCCAAGTTTAATTTGTCGCCTTTAAAAGCTTCAACAATTGGCAGGTCTTCGTTAGCTATTAACCCAATTTTGTAAGTCTTGCATTCTTTTGCGACTTGAAGCGGTTGGGTCAGTATTTTTTGTATTTCCATACTTTAATTTGTTTTGTAGCCAAGTATTAACCCGGCGTTTTACGTCAAAAAATTTTTCTGCTTGGTAACGCAATTTACCACTTTTTGAAGATTCGCACCAATAATCAATAAATTCTTGGTATGATTCCCCCAATAAACCCTTAAAAGGTTCAATTTTATCTAAAAACAAAGTTTTATTATCAATTTCTTCTTGTTCTTCTTCTTCTTCTTGTTCTTCTTCTTGTTCTTCTTCTTCTTGCGTATGTGTATCCATACTGTATGCATACTGTATCAATACTGTATCTTTTACTTTCAAAAGTTCTTTGTTTATGCAGGATTTTACCTTTGGCGAAGTTGAATCATTGTATTTCGCCCAATTTTTCATTGCAATTTCTTTTGTTTTCAAAGAATACTGAATTTTACCGCATTTTGTAAAGAATTCAATTAGCTTTTTAATTGTGTCTTCATTGTACCCGGTATCATAACACATTTGTTTTATTGTAATTTCATAAATGCCGCATTGCGTTGTGCGGTCATTTGTCATTAAATACAAATAAAAAAACTTCTGTTCAGGTGTCAGACTTTCAATGAATTCGTCCTTCCAAAAGCTGACGTGTATTTTTCTAAATATTGCCATAATAAAAAAAGGGTCGCAGGCAAACAGGCAATGCAACTACCTGTAAAACCCTTGACCCAATATATTTAATACTGCGTTGTTGCATAACGCATTTACTTATTTCCTTACAAAGTTATTAAAACTTTCAATATCTTGTTCAATTTGGTCAATTTTTTCTTTGTACCAATCTTCTGTGTCAATTAAATCTGAAGCAGTTTGAATATTGTAAATAACTGTTGTATGGTCACCGACCCCAATTAAAGGTGCAATTTCGTTCAAAGACAATTGTGTAAATTTTCTTAAAATATATGCACTTGCTTTACGCGCAAAGATTGTACCTTGTTTCCTATTCTTAGCCAAAACGTCTGCTTCAAATACGTCCTGTACTAATTCAATTAATCTGTGCGGTTTAATGTCTGTTGCGCCTTTACTAACTGCAAAATCTTCTGTTATAACTTTCGCACTTACTAACGTTTTATGAATCATTTTTAAGCTTGATAAACTGTTTTTATAACATTGCACCAATTCGTTTTTTAGTTCTTCATTCATAATTAAAATAAATCGTCTTCTGACAATGGTTTAAAATCCGGTTTTGACTGTGGTTTTGTATCTGTTGGTGCAACGTAATTGTCTTCATATATTTTGAAGTCAGGTTGCGCAGGTTTGTCTTTATAACCATTTACCCACATATTATAACGTTGACCGTTTATTGTGAAATTAATTACTTCGCCCTTTGGTGTTGTACGTTTCCAAGCACCGATTGATTCTTTTTTTACTTCTGACATTTTATATTTGGTTTGTGGAATCTTCTGATTCCTGATTAAAAAATACTGCTTTAAATTCACATTCTTTTTCCCACTTTTTTAAGAATGCTTTTATTTCTGTGTATGCTTCAGGTGAATACCAACAATAATGGTAAACTTCAGCTAATAACATTTGTCGTTCCATTGGAAGCAAATTTTGCAATCCAATTTCTAAATCTTGATAGGTTTCTTGTTTCATATTTAAAGGTTTATTTTGGCTTTTTCCCAACTAAGAATTGAACGAATTGCGTCTATTTGATGAACTGAAGAAGCGTTTATTCTGTCAAATGCGTTCTTCAATCTTGACCATTCGCGCGCCTTGCTTTTTATCCACATATTGACAGTTGACGTTGCAAGTTTGCCGTCCATTATTTCCCCGATTTTGTCGCCAATTTCCCCGTCAATAACGCATTCAATTTTATATTCTGCGGCGGTTCTGTATTCACCTGATTGTGTCATTGCAATATTTAAAGTATCTAAACGTTTAATCAATGAATCGTGATAATCAGGCGTGTCGTTTTTAGGAAGCGGTTTCTGTAAAAAATCCAACATTCGTTCCGCTTTGCTCGTTAATTCTTCAATGGTATATTCGCGCATTATTTTGTTTTTGTTGTTTTCTTAATGTCTGTTTGATTGTAATTCATACCCATTGCAATACGGTCTTTGTCTTCAATTTGATTTGATTGAAGATTCTTTAAAGCATTATCGTAAACTTCCTGTGTTGTAATTGCTTCAATACGAATAGCCAACTTTTCTTTTGCCTGTTCGTCGTATGTCGTGGATTCCAACAAAGTTAACAAATATAAACGTTTGTCATTCCCGACTTCGTCTTTGTGTTCGTTTGTTGCGTCTGCGTCTTTGGTATCGTCAATTGCAAACAGTCCGTTTAGCGCATATTTGCGCGCATACGAAGAAGCTGACCCGGTTATTTGTGCGGCGTCCATTCCTTTTTTTACTTCTTCTTCACGCGCCCAACCGTGCGCAGTAAATTGAAAGTCAATATTGTCTTGGTCAAATATTGCCGCCGTTGCTTTTACATAAACACGGTCAGCAACCTGCACAATTTCGTCGGTTATAATTAACGCGCAACCGTTTTTGTGCAGTATTGGTTTTACCGCTTCAATAATATCTTCGGCGCTGCGGTAACGGTAATTGCCGAATTTGTTTAATTGTCCTTTGGGCGCTTTTAATTCCGCCTGAATTTTTACTAATTTCATAGGTTTGTTTTAGGTTTATAAATTTAATACATATCTCCGTATTCTTCAAATTTTTCTGACCAAGTTGACATTGGCACAAAAGGTTCTTTTGGAAAATTGCTTTTTGGCTGAACTAATAAATGCGGGAAATACTTTGCTTTAAATTCCTTTAAATCTTGGCGTGCATTTTTTACCATTTCCAACCTTTTACGTGCATTTGATGCGGTGCTAATATCAAAAAGCCATTCGCAGTAACTAACATTGTTACGAAGTTTATCTAATTCGTGTAAATGATTCATTATAAATTTATTTGATGTTTAATAAATACGTTTTCAATTTCTTCTAATGCTTCGTGTGCAAGGCTTTCAATACGTTCAATGTCATTTTCTTTGACATACTTTAAAATTAAATTTAAAGTTCCACGACTGAACCCCAAAGCACCTGCATAATCTGCGGCGCGGTTTGTGTTTCTTAAATACAATTCGCCAATTGTTTCGTTTGTTATAGTCATAAAAATTGTGCGTTACAGACGCACCCCTGATTTTTTTTAGTTTAAAAATAGATAAATTTGATATTTGTAGCCAATTGCTATTTTATCAAATTCTAATTTGGCTAACTTTTCAGCTTCATCTTCTGAAATTTTAAATTGGTTCATTAAGAATAAAAGCTTTTCAAGAAACGGTTGTTGATTCCAAATTTTTTTAGTTTCTTTGAAACCTGTTGTTGTCTTTTTCATTTGTGTTGGTTTTAAATGAATGAATAAATAAAGAACTATTATACAACAAATATACAGGTTATACACATACCAACCAAATAAATAGTGACGAACGGTCAAATAAAATGATGAACGGTAATTGCTAAATAATTTAGTTACTAAAAATTTTAGTCTTCTTCGCCTAAATCAAATATTTCAGCGTGCATTTCGCCAATAACTTCGGCAATAATGTCTAATGATTGTCTTCTAATACGACGTATTTTGTTTGCTTCTATTTTTGAAAGCAATGTCAAATCAATATCTTCAACTGTGCTATAAGCATAATACGCGCAGCTAATTAAATCGCCACGCGTAGTTGTTTCCGCTTCTTCCCATTCAATGGCTTCTTCAGAAACTTCGGGTTCAGTATGTGGTTTTTGTTCTTCCATTATAAACCTTTTAAAAGAATTTCGTCCGGACGTTCTATTTCACTAAAATTCAGTCTATTTCCCCCGCGAATCTTTGCCAAATTTCTTTTTAAGTCGCTTTCAATATCGTATAATTCCTGAAGCTTTTTAATAAAAAATTCTTCTTGTTGTTGAAGCGTCCATTTATTAAAACCTTTTGGCATTTTCATTGTTTTTAATATTTATAAGTTTTTTTAAGTATATGCTTAAATCCAAAGCTTCTTCGTAGGCGTTTTGCAACCAATCCAATTCTGTCAAATCCGTCCTGTCCATTGTTTTTCCGTATTCTTTTATTCCCTTGTCTTCACGCGCCAACAAATCGTCAATAATAGTATATAGGATTTTGCTCATTTATTTGTCTGTTTTAGAATGAAATTTATTACAAGTTTTGCACTTGTATTGAATTCGTGTCAAACCTGTTGCGGTAACGACTTTATTGTTTTTAATCAAATCGTCTGACCCACATTCCGGACACGTTCCCCTGTCTTCGCCAAATATAACGCCATAATGCGTTTTTGGTTCAATATGATTGTTTAACAATTTAAAAACTTTTTCAAGCAAAACAACGTCTTTTTTGCAATATTTTATCATTGCTTCCATTGCAACTTTGTCTTTGCGCAAAAGTATATCCTTCCAAAGACTGTATTCTGTTTTTATTTTCTGACCTAAACCTAAAAAATCAGCTATGTAATTCAACCTATTAGAATTAAATCTAAACTTTTGACGGGCAACTTTTAACGTATCAATGGTTGTATATTTAGGAAACATTGATATACCGTGAAACAAACACCTTGTTCGTATCCAAGCCAAGTCAAATTTGTCCCCATTGTGACCGACCATTTCGTTAGCAATATTTGTAACCTCAATAAACTGTTCAAGCATACGTTTGTCATTCTGCTTTGCGTCCCAATTAAGCGAATAAACTTCTTTTTCATCTTCCCATTTATAACAGATACAAATAATTGCACGTTCTTGAATTATGTTTGAATAATCTATATTTTTTTTATACCCTGCTTCCCAAAACAAACCAATGTTCGGTGAAGTTTCAATGTCAAAAAATAGTCTGCGGCGTTTTGTTTTTAGGTTTGTGTTTGTCATTAATAGGTTTTGTAGTGTGTTTTTCCGCTTTCTTTATATGCTTTTAAAACTTGCTTTCTTTGTTTCCCTGTGCTTTCATAGGAAACGTGAACCCAATCGGGGTTGCTATCGTTCCCAAATTCCCAAATCATTTGGTCAAATTCCAAATTGTCTTTAATATAATTAAAAATCATTTTATTTGTCACATTATTTGGTGAGCCGTCCATATCAATATCAATTGCTTCACCGCTGCAATGCTGACTTGTTGCTGCACCGCCAATACATTTATTCAATTCTAAACTTCTGTACCCGCTTGAAATATGAATTGGACAACGAAAATGATTGCGTATTGGTTCAAATACCTTTTCAGCCAATAGTTTAAAATTGGCAATATGTGCTTCAGTTGGCATATTTGAAATACCATTGCGTTTTGCGCTTTCGCTTCTAATAACTTCTGACAAATCTAAATGTTCACTTAACTTCATAAAATACAATTAAATAAATAAAATAATGTTGTTATATATAAAATGCCAATTGAAATTAGCACCCTTTTTTCATAATTAGTCATTTTTCTTAAATATTTTTTCTGCCGTTGTCAATCCTAAACAACCAAATGCTAAACTTGCAACTGCGTAAACCAATGCCTCGCTTGGTGCTTTTGATAACTCGCTAAAGCTATTATGATACATAGTAACGCATAACGCAACTACGCACATAAGACCGCAAAGACGTTTCATACTAAACCGACCATTGTCTTCTGTAAAAAATTGTTTCATTATTTTAAACTTTGAAATTGTAAAACTATTATTGCTATTAAAATTATTTTTTGTGCGAAGTCGTACTTTTTGTCTTTTTGGACTTCGGTTTCTCTTGCGTAATAAGTGTTTCTATTTGCTTCATATTTCCATTTCCAATCATAGAACGAATCTTTGACCAAAGATATTGTATTGAATAAGCTATCATATTGCGCGCGTTTTATTTTTAAACTATCCTTTGTTAAACCTAAATCCTGACCGAACTTATTAAAAGTTTTATTAATTTGTTCGCCCTGTTTTAATGTCATTATAACAACCGTGTCTTCACCAATCTTTTTAGTAATTGGATATTGGCAATAACATAAATTTGCCACCGGTATCAATAGTAACAGAATCCAACTTGCTTTTAACTTCATTTAATTCAGTTTTTAAATCTTTAATTTCGCCCTTCATTGAAACAATTGTTGCAACTGCTTTTGTAACTAATTCAGCTTCTTTTTTACTTGCTGCCTTTTGAACCTGTACTGACTTGTTATTTGTTTCAGTCACTTTTGACATAAGTTGTTGAAACTCACGTTCTTGTTCAGATTCTTCAATTGTTTTTTGTGCTGAAACTGTGCAGCCAAATAAGAATATAATAAATAAATATTTCATTATTTAATTTTTTGAATCTTACCCAATTGTTCTAAGGTTGAAAGTTTAGTTGTTGCTGAAGCCAAAGAAGAATCGCAACGGCGCAAGGCGTCACTTACAATGTCAACACGATTTTCTAATTTTTCAATCTTGCGACCCTGTCCTTCAATTTGATTGTTAAAAGTTCCACGAATGTCAATATATAAAACAGAAATTCCAATAATTACCAAAAACATAGTACCAACAACGGGGTTTTTACTAAAATCTTTGAAGCTTATTGGAAGGGGGTTTGCCGAAACGTCTAATTTTTTGCTTGTTGCCATTCTATTACATATTATAATTTTAAATAGAATCCAACGCCATATTTCACAGATTCACCTGTTTTTAAATTTAAGCCAATTAAAGCCTTGTTTTTGACCTTATATATTAAACCAACACCCAAGTTGTCTAAACTTTTATCCTGCCTTAAATCAGCTAATACGCCTAAATAAAGTGCATTTTTAACCTTTGGTGTAATTGTTCGCGTTTCAATTATAGTCTTTTCACTTAATTTAGCGCTAAATCCACGCCCTAAAATACGGTTTTGGCTTATTGTGTCCTGAATATATACGACATTGTTCGTATCAATTTGAATCGTATCTGAATACGCATATTTGCGGCTATAATCGGATAAAATGCGGATTGTGTCGTGTACAGGAATCTGTACGGAATCGGTTAAAATGGTATATGAATGTATATCATTTCCTTTCTTATACTTTGTAAAAGTTTTCTGTTGGTAAACTGTGTCACGTACAATAGTCACAGAACCGCCATTGTATGAAGGGTCTGAAAATAAAAATAAAGCAACCACAACCAATAAAATTGCAATCACAATATTTTTAATCATTTTTTACTTTTTTAGTTGCGTTGTAGTAATAGCGAATCGCCATTATACCCGAAATTATAGCAATCAAACCGGCAAATAATGTGACTACCGGTTGAATTGTTGAAATACTTACAATAGCGCTTAAAACGCTTATTCCTGTGCCTATGTCGGCTTGATTGCTATGCGGTGTCATTTAGTCTTTTTTTTCTTCTTTTGGTGCTTGTTCGTCTTGAATTTGCTTAAACCATTGTAATAAAGGCACGCCGTATTTTGTTGGAAGTTCCTGACAAAATTGGTTTAGTTCTGTTAATTGTTGTTCGTTTAAAGTAATCATAATGTTTATTTTTTATTTACAAATATATGTATTTTATTTAACCCAAGGCAAAGGTAAGGTTAAAATTGGCGGGTTTATTATGTTTTCAATTTGAGAATCTAAACTTGAATCTAATTCAGTCACATTTAAAGCTGCCTCTAACCAACTACAAATTTGTTCAAAAGTTAAATCAGGATATGCCGTGAAATCTGTTTTAGAAGGCGAAGGGCAAGACATAGTTCCATAAATAGAAACTTCAATATTTTCTTGTTCTGCTAATCTTGACCAATGTACTATTGAAACTACATCAATCATTTGTCCTTCTTTTGGTATGCAATCAAGTGCATTTATTTGCCATTTATATTCTGTCATTATTTTGCTTTTAATTCTTCAATTTGTGCTTGTTGTTCTTGTATTGCTTTTACTAATAAAGCAACCATATTTGAATAAGCCAATGCATCAGGGCTTCCATCTTTGGCATATTGTACAAATTCAGTTAAACCTAATTCTTCAATTTCTTCAGCTATTAAACCCGCAAATCTTAAATTTTTTTCCCTTTCATTAATACTTTTATAATAAACAGGACGCATTTTTAAAACTTCTGCTAAACCTTTATCATAATTTACTATATCAGTTTTATATTTTATAGAAGAAGTAGAACGTTCTAAAAAACCGCTTGAAGTTACAACCATATTTGCCGCTGTACCACTTGTATTATTATAAGGTGAACCTGCTGTAGTACCAGTATTTATTACACCATCATCTCTTACATAAAATAAATTTGCACTTGAGCTATTTCTTAAAAAAAAAGTATATGCAGAAGAACCTGAAGTAGCTGCTGTAACAAATACTCTTACATCTGTTGCTCCTGAATTACCAATAGCTATATTTCCACCTGATAAAATACGCATTCTTTCGGTTGTATTTGTACCAAATATTAAAGGTATTGTCGATACACTACTAATAAACATATCTGCACCATAAGCAGATATAACTCCATAATTAAGTGAACCTTCCTGTAATAACATTTGTGCAGCTGCACCACTTGGACCACTTAATGCAAAAACTCTATTTGAAGCACTACCAATAGGTGTTAAAGCAGTTGTAGCAATACCTACATTACCTGATTCTAATATTGTCATATTAGCACTTGCATTGCTATTCTTTTGAAATGTAATATCAGAAGAACCACCATAAATTAATAATCTATTAGAAACAAATCGCAATCCTACTCCACTTGTTGGTGGCGTAGCACCAC